TCCATCTGATACCTCCTCCCAAGGCTCTGGCTTTAATGATGATCTCTTAGGGTTCTTGAGCTTAGACTCAGCCCACTTAAGACAATCAGTTCTTTCTTCTTCTAGTTTATCAATCAAGTCTTGACCTACTACAGCTCTCAAGCTATAGCCGTACTGACTTGGTTTCATTACTGCTTGATATCCTTCTAAGACAACTGGCTCAGGGGTGACATGGATATTTCTCATTACTTAGAAGCCTCGCTAGGTGTGAGTGCTTTAAGTTCTTTAGCAAGTGACTCCTTGTATTCATTAAGTTCGTTGATACGTGCTTCAACGCTCTTTAATTGGTTCTCTTTAGCTTCTCTCTCTGCCTGTTGTAGTCTCTCTTCTGAGACAACAATCACACGTGTGGGAGCAAAAAAGCTATCAAATAATGATGGGTACATTTAACAAAAAAAGTAAGTGGATTCAATTACGGATTCTGGTTTCAAGTCTCCTATAATCGGTGGTTTATCTTTCGCACTTATCTGGTTAGCGAAATCTGTTAAGTAGTCATGTTCTGCGAACAGGTACATGTATTTTTCTCTGACAATTCTGGATAGCTCTGTCATATCTGTAGCTCTACATAAAACACTATCGTGTATGAGAGCTATTGGATGGTTAAAGTCTAAAGCAGCTAGACATAAGAGACTTGCATCTAGCGAGTGAATAAGGTTGGGAGCTGTGGCAGCTTTGTGTCTAGCCTTATCAACCTTGTCACTATCTCCAGTACTAACTCTCATGTTGCACTGACCTAAGACCTGTAAAGTTATACGTTCAAATTCTTTCTTAAAGATTTGTTGAGAGACAACAAAACCTGATGGAGTTACCCATTCAAGTTCTTTGGCTCCACGTTTAATAGCATTACTAACTTCATCCTCTATCCATTTCATAACCCTCATTGGTCCAGGGACTATGACATTCATTGCATCTCTAACAGCTTTAACTGTTTGAGTTAAGTCTTCTTTCTCTATCTCTACCTCTTTATCCTTTAAAGCTTCTTTAATGTATGACCTATTACTAAATGGTTTAGCATTGTAAGGTATGGTCATTACTGTACGTTTTGTACATTTACGATCCCAGTAAGGACGTATCTTCTCAGGTATATTTGGCTTAGATGTTTCAGCTATTACTTTATAAGCATCTTGTGGTTTATCACTAGGTAAAACATTAACTAACTTAGCTGTTGATTTATCTTTAGCGAGACCTGCGAGTATCTGAAGACCACTACATGTAGCGTCTATAGCTACTGGTAGACCAGTACTTATCCGATCTCTTTTAATAACACAGTGGTAGAACTCCTCACAAGCAGCTAAGAATTGCCAAGGTTCTTCAACCTCTTCCCAATCAGAAATATTATCTATTGGTTCAGTAGCAATTCTCTCTATTAAATCTTCATTTGAATATGTCCAGCTGAGTCGATTATCAAGAGTTTCTTTATCTAATCCATAAGTTGTAGCAACTTGGAATCTCAACCATCGCTCTGCCTCATCATCCATGAAGGATTCATCAGCAAATCTTATAAGACTCTTTCCAAAGTCTGTATCTTGTGGAGTTAGAAATGCAGGGATAGGATAAACCCTACCTCTGTAATCGAAAGACCATGGAATATAGAACTTTTCTTTATTCTTAAAGCGTTCTACTGTCTCCATGACCATACGAGTACGGCAAGATTTCTTAAACTCTTGAGCTTGTTTGTTTAATACTTCAGCCGCCTCTCTCCTATATTTCTTTCTAGCTACTTCATTCTCAGCTATATCAACAGGTTTAGGTGGTAAATCGTGATGACATATTGGTAAGAATTTTCCAACAGAAATTCCTTTCTTTTGAAGTATTTCAGCTACTTCAACGATGAAAGGATTCAGGGTGTAAGCAACCTTTTGAATCTTGTTTAGAAACTCATAAGGTCTTTCTCCCTGTATACGTGACGACTCAGATCTTCTAACCATATCGTGACCACGCATTATTTCATTAAGCAAGTAGCCACCTGGCTTTTCAGGTGTCCAGTCATTAGGCTCAATCAACATCGGCCAAGCTAATGGGCTGAACAATTCAGCGTTATACATGACCTGATCCTTGATAGCCATGAACTCAGGTGTAGGCACTACATAACTATTGGTTTTACGTCCTACTCTTTTTATCTCTTTGTCAAACCACTTGCTTGTTTCAATTACACAGCTAAGTAACCAACCTCCAAGTTTGACACGATTTCCACGTCCCCAAGGTTTCCATTGTTGTACCTCATAACGATTCATAAGTGTTTGAATCACAACAATCTTCTGACCAGTACCAATGGATTTATGCCAATAGTTTTTCTTTAGAGTCTCTAACAAACCTGGAGCATGTCTTTCATAGTGCCTCATTTGGCACTCATTCTCTACACCTTGACCAATCGAATCACATATATTTGTTATCTGATTGCTTTCATCCTTGTAACTAAATACTTTATCTATCGTAATTTTGCATGTTATAGCTGCTGCTGCTAACGGTTCAATATCAGATAGATATTTTCTTATTTCTCTGAAAGATACTCCTGTATGTCCTTTATGTATTCGTAAATTTGTCTCCTTAATTCTATTAACAACTAAAGGTAATAAGGCATCAATTGTTGTTATCCCGTAGATAGAAGCTGATGCATATTCTTTACTCTCTAAGTTCTTAGTATTATCCTTTAATCGTTTCAATCCTTGAGCAATTGCATCACGTTCATGGTTAATTTGCTCATCAATTTGAGCTGGTGTAGGCATAAAATAGCGCGGTAGATTGGGTTATTTAATCTATACGTAAGTGGATATTGCTATAAATAAAGATACCCCAAGGCTTTTGACCTTGAGGCAATGTTGTCTATACGATAGTGGATTAAAAGACTACGTAGTTTTTAAGTCTGGTGCGTCTACCAATTCCGCCACACTCCCACTGGGATTAGGACCCGCTGTAGATTAGCACCAGTCATAAACATTGCACTTAAAATCCGAAAATGAATAGATTTGAGCCGACTATAGACGCGGCAGAATGATGAGTGTGGAGATTAGAACTCCAATTTCATCGTATGTTTCTGTTGACTTTCACTCGTTGATTTGGCATATCCCAGTGTTGTGGATATAGAACTATGTCCGAGCATATTTTGTACATCAATTGGTGGTGTACCTGATGCCATATGCCACGTACCAAAACAATATCTAAGTGAATGGAAACAATAACCATCCTCTTCATATAGACCTAAGTAATGCATACATTTATAGAATGCACGTCTTAATTGATCATCACCTGACCATTCATCACCAAAGATCTTTACGTTTGGTTTAACAAACTCAACCCTTGATTTAAGTATTGGTTCTAATAAAGGATG